GATCCTCGGTCCCGGCAACGAGGTCCTGATTGCCGCAACGGCCGCGTTCCTCGAGGAACGCGGCCGTTGCGGCAATCAGGACCTCGTTGCCGGGACCGAGGATCTCCATGTCGCCGACGCCATACGGCCCCTCGCGGCCCTCGGACAGGCCCTTTTGCTGCGCGAGTGGCAGGTCCTTGAGCGCGCCGTTCTTCATGACCCACGGCTGCGGTTCGCCCGACTCGGTCTCGCCGTAGGCACGGACGCGCATCCCCTGCGGATAGTCGGGGCACTGGTGGAAGTACAGCTCGACGCACCACACCAGCGACTCGTCGAGGCTTTCCTTCTGTTGCAGGTCCGCCTTGCGGTAGCCGGAGCCGAGGATGTCCTCCGCGAACTTGGGCGGGCGGTAGCCCAGCAGGGTCTCGACGCGCGGCGACTTGCGGCCGCCGGCCGTGATCTCCGCCCACAGCTCAGGATCGAGCTTTTTCGCCTCGCGCACGGTCACGAATCGGCCGATCATCACGCCCTCGGCGTCGCCGATCTCGTCGGCCGTGTGCGGGATCATGCGGACGTTCGCGCCGGTCAGGACAACAGCCTTGATGCGGGGCTGCCACTTCTTGGCGGCCGTGTCCGGCTTGTCGGTGAGCGTGCCGTCCTGCATGACGTAGCGCCGCTGGAAGTCCGGCCACGGCATCCCGGTGAGTGGGTTGCGGACCATGTCCTGCACGGAGCTCGAGCGCAGCCCGGTCACGGGGTCGAACCCGCCCTGAATCGCCATTGGCACGAGCCCGCCGCCCTTCGGGTCGACGTAGTAGTAGACGAAACCGGATCCGCTCGAGGCGCCGCGCGACCAGGCGCGCCGGTGCAGCCGCACGTCGTTCAGCACGGCCGGCCCCTGCACGTCCTCGAGGATGCGCGTGCCCAGGATCGCGCGCTCGGCGTCCTCGTCCTCGTTGCTGGCCGGCAGCGCCTCCGGCTTGGGCGGGTCGGACCAGAGGAACGATTCCTTCTTCCTGCACAGGTCGGCCGCCATGTTGACCGACGGCACGGAGTCGGGGCTTGTGATGCCTGGCTGCTTCCACACGAACCAGACGCCTTCGCGGACCTGTGCTTTCACGTTGGGCACGCCGCGCCGGCGCAGCCGGTTGACGCGCCATTGCACGAGTAGCGGCTCGAGGAACGGGTCCTGATTGTCCCATCGCTTGTTCATGGCCTTGGCGCGCTCGGCTGGCTGCATCTCGTACAGGTCGCCGCCCTCCTCGGGCTCGCCGTACTGCTGCTGGTCGGGATCGGTGCGCGGCAGCCCGTCGCGCAGGACGTCGGGATTGTCGATTTCGGTAAGCATTTTAGTCGAGGTCCTCCATCATGCGTGCGTCGTCCTCGCCCAGCGCCTGGCCGTTGAGGATTTCGCTGGCAATGTCCTTGGGATCGAGCCGTTGGCGCAGCCGGCGATTGGCGTGCGCGATCAGGTTGTTACGCAGCGCGGTCTCGGTCGGGCCAGCTCGGCGCGCTATTGCGTCGTCAATGTCGGCCGGCATGTCGTGGTCCTCTACCAGCCTGGCGAGCGGGTCGTCTGGCGCCGGCCGTTGCACGGGCGCTGGCGCCAGCTTGTCGAGCACGCGGCGGATCATGCGCGCATTGAGCCGGCGCAGCGCCTTCAGCTCGGCGGCCATCTCGCGGTTTTCCTGCTCGAGCGTGGCAATGCGCTGTTGCTGGCCGGCTTCGATCCGCTCGAGCTGCTGCCAATCGGGTCGAGGCACGGTTTGATTGCCGCGCTCGGCCACCCACCAGTCACGGAACCAATCGAACATCAGTCGAACCCCTCGAGGCTGGATCCTTGGTTGGGGTCGGCGTTCCGCGTCCAGCGCGGGGAATGGCCGCCGTGCATGGCCTGGGTGAGTGACAGCCGGCGCGGTCCGCGCTGACCGTCGGCGTTGACCAGTGGCAGCCGGCCGGTGCCCATGGGTTCCGGCTCGTCCTCGATCAGCCGCGGGTGCTGCGCGCTCATGCAATAGGTCGAGCCGTCAAACGGGTGATCGTCGCAGTCCTTGTCGATCTTCGATGGCTCGTCCTCCTCGACCACCAGCAGCGGGATCGTGCGGATCAGCTGCGAACAATCCGGGTGGATCGTCATTTTGGGCAGGAGCCACTTCGGGATGTTGGCGAGCTCGTTGTTCCGGTCAGGTCCCGGCGTCCACTTGAGCGCGGAGTGCATGAGCGTTTTGCGCGTCGCCCTCGAGCCCGGCCCCTTCACCGCCGCCACGAACTGCGGCGCGTCCCAGACATTGTTTGCCCAGGCCGCGTTGAGCCCGTTCTGCAGCTGGGTCGCGTCGCTCACGATCGCCTGCCCCTGGTACGACGTGGCGAAACACGCCGAGTCGAGCGTAATCACGCGCGGCGGCCGGAACTGCTGCAGGCCGATGCCGATCGCGAACCCGACGTCATACGGTGTCTGTGGCCCGTGCGTGCCGCCCCGCCCGAACGAATACTCCCAGCGCCAGTGATGCCGTGATTCCGGTCCCCAGTACGACAGACCGAACCAGCCCGGCCGGTCATAGCCCCAGTCCATGCCGGCGGCCGGCATCCAATCGTCGGGCGCGTCATACTCGCGGACGTGCAGCGCCTGCCGAAACTCGGGGAACGCCTGGCCGATGAAGCTGTCCCACAGGCCCAGCACCCACGCGCGCCGGATCTGCTCGGGCATCGAGTCGAGGTCGTCCCAATAGGTTTGATCGAGGTGCGGGTTGTCGGACGGGAGCGACTGCACGAACCCGAACTCCTGCTGCATCCTGGCGAGGTAGGCGTACTCGCCCGAAAAATCGCGGTCGACCCATATCGCCTTGACCCACGGGTGCCCAACGCCGCCCGGGTTGGTCGCGCCCCAGAACATGGTCCTGGGGATGCCCGGCCAGCGCAGCGAGCCGCGGAGCACGTTGAACGTGTCAATGACGTTCTTGGTCAGCTCGTCGACGCCGATCGCGGCAAACTCGGCGGACAGGTATTTCGAAGGGTCATCGAGGTTGGCCAGGACGATCACGCCGCCGCCGTACTCGGGCCGCAGGTAGAACCCCAGCCCCAGCCGGCGCGTCGACTTGACCTCGCCCAGCCAGCGCGGGAACTCGATCGCGATTTTGTTGATCTGGCGTTTCTCGAGGGCGGGGTAGTCCTCGCAGAACAGCCCGACGTTGACGTCGCGCAGGCCGAGGCGCTGGTACCAGTCGATCAGCAGCCACAGCAGGCCCCAGCGCAGCATCTTGCTTTTGCCGCCGCCGCGCGCGCCGCCGTACAGCATGAACCGGAACGCCTGGGACTGCTTGAGGAACCGGACCTGTTTCGGGATTGGGTTGAACAGCCGCCAGAAGTCGACGTGTTCGGAGGGCGCGACCATCAGCGGAAGCCGCGCCGGTTCACGGGCGGCGCCGGTCGTGCCACGCCGTGAGCTCGATCACCTGGCACATCTCGAGGACCTTTCTGCGAATCGCAAACCGATCGCAGAAGCATCGCAGCGCGGCAACCACGCTCAACAGCGCCAACAGGATCAGCGCCAGGAACCCGAACTGAATCGGCTGCCTGAATATGCTGGTTGTGGCCAGCCCGCCGATCGTTGCGACCAGCAGGATGTCGCCAAGGTGTGGCCTGGCATCGCGAGCTGCAGAATCGCGCGCCCGACGGGAAGTATGTCGGCAATGCAAATCAGGCGTTCTCTGGTCAACGAAGGTGAAAACTCCCACGGCCGATGAAGACGTTAAACATCGCGGCTCGGCTATTTTATAACTGCCCGGCTATGACACTTGCATCGGCTATAATCCGATCACCTCCATTCGTTGAGGTATCGAGCACGACGTCCGGGCTCGAACACTCGGGGCAGAGCAGGTGCGGCCCGTGGTCCGGGTCGCCGTCCAGCTCGCGGCCCAGTCCCGCCCATCCGCACTCGCAGCGGTAGGGCAGGGCGAGCGCGAGCCGTTCCTCCTCGAGCACTGCGTTCCCGCGCTGCTGCTGCTGCGCCTCGAGCGCGGCCACCTCGCCCTCGGTCAGCTTGTGGACCTGCCAGGCGTACCGCGCGCAGTCGGTGAGCGGGTCACCCGTCTTGATGCGCGGGTCGCGCCGGCTCATGGGGATGCGGCCCTTGTCGCAGGGCCAGCAGCGCGGGCGGTTCACGGTGCCACGACTCCGGTGCGGCAGGGGAAAACGACGCCAGCCCGAGCGTCGGGCGGCGGACACTCGCGCGGCGGGCCGGCCGGCCAGATCACAGCCGGCGGTTCCGGTTCAGTCGGGGCGCGGTCGCTCGAGCAGCCGGCCAGGGCGAGTAGCAGCAGGGCGCGCCTCATGCGACGAACTGCCCGCAGACGCACAGCCATTGGCCGCTATAACGGCGCAGCGGCACGGGCTTCTCGCACTCGCAGTCGGGTTCCGGCTCCGGCTTCGCTCCCCAGGTCTTGGTCGGCTGGGCGTTGAGGCCGCGACTCGCCCCCCAGTTCCGGTCGGGGCGCTCGGCTAGCAGCTTCGACGGCAGGGTTGGCTTCATTCGCCAGCCTTCTCCACGACCAGCACGCACCGGCCGTCGTGGTGACGTGGCAACGTGCACCACATCGGGTAGCAGTTGGGCAGGTGGACGGTCCGGCATTCGCTTGGCACGTCGGGGACACGCACGGAATCGTCGTCGCTCAATGTTTGCCGTTCCCTTCCACGGGCTGGGAGCCATCCGGCAGCTCGTCCAGCGAGCGCACGACCAGCACGCGGACGGGCGGCGCGTCGGCGTCGCCGCTGATCCTGACCTTGCTGACCATGCCCAGGTGCTCGGCCAGCTTGAGCAGCGCGGCCAGCTTGTCGTGCAGCTCGATCGACATGCCCTGATCCGTGAACCGCACCTTCTTGACGGTCGCGGTCACCTCGGGCGGTAACTCCGTACTGTCACGTAACTTGAGCGATGTAGCATTCCAGTCGGCGAGGTGGCGCAGGTCGGAGAACGCCAGCCGGCGCAACTCCTCGATGACGTTGTCCTGCTTCACTTCGGTGCGGGCGGCCCGCTTCGCCTTCAGCTGGGCAATGCGGTCTTGTACCGCCGGCCTCGAGAGCAGTCGGCAGCCAGCCACACGGGCTCCACCCAGCGAGCGCGCCTTGGGATATGCACGCCGATAGGCCGCCCCCGCGTCCATGTCGACGAGGTATTCCTCGCAGAACAGGGCATGTTGCTGGGTGAGGCCGGACGGGTCACGATAGCGGCTCCCCCTGGCCGGCCCGGCCATCTTCGGGTACTTCTTCCGGCGGCGCGCTCGAGCTGGCATTACGACGCGGGCGTTACGGCGGTCTCGACGACCGTGGCCCGGCCCGCGCCGCGGTTGTCTGGCGCGACAGTCTCGGCCAGTGCAAAATCGCGGTCCGTCGCGCCACTGCGCGGCACGGCCACGTCCGGCACGGGACCCTGCGACTCGGCGTAGGGTGTGCGCGTGCCTGGGATGCAGAGCGGCTGATACTCCTGCATCGTGCGGCGGTCGATCTCGATGGTTGGCTTGAGCTCGGGCGGCGGGTCCTTGCGCCGGTCCCACGGCCGCGTCGAGCCATCCGACAGCGTGACAAGGATTTGCTCGCCTTGACGGATGTGGCCCGTGACCGTCGGCTCCTGCTCCTGCCTGGCTGGTGTCATGGTTCCCCCGGTGAACGGTTTCAGGACGGTACAACTCAAGTTATAACCCGCTATACAGCCACCTTGCAACACAAAAAATTAATCCGGCTTGGCCGCCTCGGCGCGCCGGTATGCGTCGATCGCCTGCAGCAGGGACTTAATCACCGCCTGGCACAGCTGCACGATCGCTACACGCTTGCCCATGTCCTGGGCGTGCTCGAGTTGGCCGCCACAGCCGAACTCTACGCCCCACAGGTTGGCCCGGATCAACACCTCGCCCAATGCCGGCGGCGCGGGCGGCGCATCGCGGTAGAGTCGCAGGACTGTGGCGCGCAGCTCGTCCTGGCCGGGCGCACTGAACCGGACACGGCTGGCGTACTCGTCCAGCGCGCGCTCGAACAGCGTGTACGGCGTGTCGACGATCTCTACGCCGGGCACGGGCGAGCCGGCCATGGTGCCGGGCTGGTCGCGGAGGCCGGTCATGGCTGGGGCAGGGTTGGGATGTCCTCGTACTCCCGCACGAGCTCAGTCTCGTAAGCCGGCACCGCGTCGTAGGTCTCGGCGAACACTTTCGCCGCAATCGGATACACGTCGTCCGGCGCCTGGTCGACGCGCAGCATGTCGCCCGGCTGGACCTTGATCCAGCTGTCGTGCAGCTTGTTGTAAACCTGCCAATCGGCCGCGAATTCCATGTTGTAAGTCTCGTAGCCGTCGGCGGTTCGGCGGGCTATCCGCACGCCGCGAACATTCAGGAAAACGCCGATCTCGTGTTCCCATTTGAATTCGCCGAGCAACCCATCGAACGACGCCTCCGGCCGGAACGGCGGCCGGAATTCAACCGCCTCGATCACGACGGGCTTCTTACGATACTGCCCCATTTTCTAACCTCCATTCCTGTTATTTCGAGTTAGGGGACGATATTGATCTGAATTCGGGCCGGCGTATCGCCCTTCGGGCCGTCGGCCTCCTGCTTTTTGTGCCAGTAGTTCGTTGCGGTCATGAAGAAGGGCACGACCTCGTAATCCCCGGTTTTCGGCTTCTTGGCGAGGATGCCCATGCTGAGCGAGGTACCAGGCGGCGCGAAGTCCTTGAGCTGGTTGTCATCGCGCATGGCGGCAGTGCCGTAGATCGCGGCAACGAGGTCTGGCGGTGGCACGCCGCGGCGGATCAGGGTTCGGATCGTGTTCATGTCCTGATCCTCCCTTCGGCCGTTGGGCGGCTTGCCATCGACGTAGAGGTTTTTTCGGACGAGGCCCATCAGCCCGCCGTCGGTCGTGACGTCCTTTTGTGGAAAACTTTGTGGAAAATCTTGCGGGGCGTCAGCCCCGTTTGCGTTAGCAAACGTATCTGTTCTCTGTTCTACTTCTACTTCTACTTCTACTTCTACTTCTACTTCTAGGGGCGTCACACTTCGTTCCCGTGCGTCACGGTGCGTCACGGTGCGTTCCCCTGCGTCACCGTGCGTCACACTCCGCGCGGTGCGTTCCCGATATTCCCGCGTGCGTTTCGTGCTGCTGTCCTCGCGGGCTACCTGCCTCTTATCCCATGCTGTGAGGCGGTTTTGCGCGTTTATCAGCTTCTTCTGCCGCAACGCGTCGAGGATCGCAGAAATTAGAGATTCTTCCCAGCCGTAGGCGGCCGCGCAGGTCTCCACATCGAAGCCCTCGAGGGATCCGCGCTCCTCCTGCTGGCTGGCGTAGTCCTCGAGGTACCACCACACCGCGGCGACGTGGCCGGGAGTCGCGCCAGCTCGTTTTGCGACCACCAGCCATTTCGAGTCGGTCGGTGCGCCATGCCAGGACCGGAACCAATCAGCCATCTCGCTACACCTCCTCATACTTCAGATCAAGCAATCCGAACCTACCCCGAAACCCTTGCGCGGTACGTATCCAATACGTATCTTGGTTGGTCGAAGGCAAACCACCCTCTACCCAGAGGATACGATGAGAGCGATACCTGTAGGTGTGTGCAGTCGAGCGCGGGCCGAACACCTGATGATGGCCGCAGCCGTGGCCGGTGGCGCAATCTACGTAGAGCTGGAGCCCGACTTCATTCGGTCCGGATTCCTGTGCTTCGGCCGGCTGCCAAATGGCAAGCCAGTGCCCGAGCTGGAGATGGACGCCGCGTATGTGCTGGAGCGGCTCGACGCCCAGGCTGCGCGCATGCAGAAGTTGGGGGATCACCTGCGCGAGGATTGGGCCCATGACGCAGCGCGCCATCTCCGCGAGGCACGCGCAGCGATAGCGGCGGCATGTGCGTAGCAACACAGAGGGCACGT